TTGTAGGTGGACCTGAAGAAAGACACCTCGGGCTGACCGACGAGGTGCACATCCTGAGCGCCGACGGCTACGAGTTGGGCAATACCACCAGACATTTTATAATATAGTGAGAGTTTATTTTTAAGTGTTGGAAGCACTTGGACACCGAGCTCTGGGAACGTTGATTAGGAGACAAAATTTAGAAACTCTATTCAGTTTGTAAAGTTCGTTTTGGAGACGACCCGAGACCAAGGGTCTGGAATTGGATGATTTTACAAAGCCTCGGTCTTCGCCTTGGCTTCAATTGGGGGTAACGGGCCACTCAATATCAATGAGGTTTCCATCCGCATCTAGGGTGGGTCGGGCTGAAAGGGGAAGGTCCCTGAGGTTCCGGCGATATTCAATCCAATTCTGTTTATCAACTTCAAGAAGATGGGGGTAATCAATAGTAACATACTTGTCACTCTGCGCGAGGAGAGCGTCCCTCTCCTCGCGCATTTTCTTGAGAGCCTCAACGTTTTGTATTTGATAGAGTACAAGTTCGTACATTTCATCGGGAGGTTTTGGAAACTCACGCGGGCCATTCGGCCCGATTTCTGCCATAACCACATTCTCCCATGTACCATCGGATGATGTATATGGGATACCCACGCACATTACTTCCATAACTTGAGCAAGCATATACTGTACCATAAGAATTTTTTACTTAAAGTGGTCAATTGAATATAAATAAGTAAATGGGTATATTCTATTTTCCATCTAATTTTGTTTTCTGGAGAAAAGTACCAAATCATGAAAATATAAAAAGGAAAATTTTAAATTTTATAGAAGACAACCCACAAATTCTTGAAAGTTATGAGGCGGTATTTAAGGGTAAAAGTTCGTTTAATAATACAGTGATGTACGATTTTTTTTCAAAAAATAACGACTTAGTAAATTCTGTCATAATGGATACACTTACTGAAGCTGTACATGAATTGAATTCAAATGATACGTCAATTAAAATAAATATAGATTCGTACATTATCGACAATATATGGTGTTCAAAATATGATGAGAATTCTGTAGTAACTTGCCATAATCATGAAGGTGGTGGTGAATATAATGTCACGTACGTTAATAATAAGCCATTTAAATTAGCATTTTCGATAGTCTATATAGTAAATGATACAAACGTGAGTAATCAGACTGAATTTATTCAAACAACTTCACATCATGTAAGTGCATATAGTAATATGGAAACAAGATTTAAAACATCCGAAAAAAAAGATATAAGTGAAGGTAGTGTATTAGTTTTTCCTACAAATCTTTATCATCAGGTTAATCCCGTTTTAGAATCTGGTAGAGTAATTATTTCGGCTAATATTTATGCACATTTTGTTACGAAATAACTTATAGCAAGGTTACTACAACTTTACCATTGGTAAGATTGCTATTACCTTGGAAAGATCTGTTCGTATTGCTCGATACGTATGATGTACCACCCTGAGACTGTGGTCCCGTGGTGTGCTGGTTATTGCCCGTGTAAGCCGTCCCTTGACCACCAGTATATCCACCACCACCACCACCATGTGAGTTACCAAAAGAACCACCACCACCAAATCCACCCTCCATGTATTCATAGAGGTTGCCGGCTTCATCCCCGGCGTTCCCCTCATGGTGAGCGCCACCCATCCCTCCTTGGGAAGGCATATACCCACCATGACCAGAGTAATTTCGGGTGGCGTAATAATAGGTCCGACCTTCATATTGATATCCAGCACCACCGGCACAACCGAAGTAACCACCACTTGCCTTCCCACTAGGGGCGCTACCTTGGGAATTTGGGGTGCTCCCACCACCTGCGTGTTGGTGGTTGGAGGATCCGCTGCCATCACCACCACCACCACCTGCAACCATGTATAAATCACTGAGGTTGCCGGTGGCGTTCTTATCGCCTTGGGCTTGGGATCCTCCATCGAGAACCCAAGTAGCACCACCACCACCACCTGCAGTGTTGTGCCAATACCCGCTCGCTGAGACGTAGCCGCTGTGGTATCCGTAACCACCATTGAATTGACCACCTTGTTCTCCTACAAGTATTAATAGTTTTTGACCCTTTTCAAAGGTGTAGTCTGCCTGAACTACACCGCCTTTACCGGCGGTAGCACCAGACGGGTCGAGGGGAAGGGCATCTTGCATACCTTTAAAGCGGCCCCCATTGCTGTAGCCGGGGTAGTAGGCGAGGTCAGGGTTCTGACCCCCCATTGCACCGTATGCCTGAATTCGATACGTTCCGTCTTTGGGAATCGTCCAACGTTGGTTCCCCCTTACATTTGAATTAAAGAGGGCTGTATCTAGTTCCCATGCCTCTGAAGCATATGCGGTTTTCATTTCAGCGAATGTAGGACCTAACCTATAACGCCCGGCCCGCATGTTGGCCTTGATGGTGGACTCTCCACTTCCCGCATCACAGTGGGTAAACGTATGTGAGGTAAATGCAAATAGGCCATCTGTGGTCGCGATACTGAATGTTCTATCCAGGGTCGATCCAGTCACATTATCCGTAACCCTAAATGTTACGTTTGTGGTTCCAACCGAGGCGGTCGTGGTGCCACTATAAGTCGCTGGAGAAGCGGATGCAGAACCTAAACTGAGACCACCCACACTTCCACTTGTGATACTGAATGTTACACCAGTCCCACCCACGTCATCTGTAGCGACAAGATTCTGGGAGGAGGAGGTACCCTTGTCATAAGTTAGAGTGGCGTTAGCTGCCGGTGAAGTCCATGAGATACCCGTGAATCCGATAGTTTGGGTACTGGTCGCCGTGAGACCAGCACCACCTGTGACTCTAACTTTATAGGGTCGATTTGCGAGTTGTCCACTGCTGAGTGACGCACCCGTTGCCGCAAGTTTGAAAGTAATACTTGTCGCGCTCGCAACCGCTGCAGAGTCCACATTGTAAAGTGTGCTTCCATTCGCACCAAGTACTTGTATATTATTTCCACTCGCCATTGAAGAAGTGAAATTTGTACCAGTAACAGTGATGGTCTGTGAGCCAACCGCGGTGGGTGCCAAAGTAGTTGGTGAGACACCTGTGATTGTGGGTGCTGTAATAGTAATCGTAGGGGTGTCAAGGGTCGAAGCGAGACCCGAACCACCTGTGAGTCTAACTTTAAAAGGTTTTTGCGCTGCATCATAGCCACCACTCGCCCCATTCGCACCCATTTTGAATGTGGCACTCGTCCCACTCACATACGTCGTACTGAAAACACTATATTCGGTACCATCAGCACCTACGAGTTTGATAACTAAATTCGCATCAAAACCTGTTCCTGTGACGGTGAATACCTGCGTCGCCGTATTTCCACCAACAACAGTCACAGGAGAAACATCTGTGACCACAGGTGGTGCTGCGATACTCCCCCACCCCGCCGAAGTGTACGTTTCCATATACCCAGTTGTAGTGTTATAACGGATCATCCCAACAACTCCGGTGCTAGGTCTCTCCGATGTAGTCCCAGATGGAAGTTTTATAGTACCTGTTCCTAAGAATTTAGCCTCCCCTGATACGATGAGTTCAGCCTTTCGTGAGATGGTCACACTACCACCCATACCGCTGTGTGCTGTACAGTAATAGTAAAGTGTAGGAGTGTTTGTGCCGACAACAAATGTTCGTTTCTGGTCATCCGCGTACGTACCTGTAGTTTTTATACTGGTGGGTAGGGCTGGGGCGTATGTAGAACCACCACCATGTGAACCATTATTTGTAGTAGAGAATTCAAATGGGTGACCTGAAAGAGTCGAACTGGATAGATCGAATATATAGGTTTGGCCTTGGTGTAGTACCAATGATGCTTGGAGATACCCGTCGATATAGTATTTATTAGCACCACTGGCATTCGTCATTGTAACGACGTATGTCTTTGTCGTACCCATTGTCATAGCGTTGCTCACGCTGGACGTGGGACATGTAAGAGTTCCTGGAAATGTTGTATTATTGGTCATCTGTTATAACTCTACAATTTTTTTAGCAGTCTAGGACGCTCCTAAAAAAATGATGTTTGAAAAATGTTAGAAAATGATTAGTAGCCGAATGTAGCTAGTGCGTCACCATTATGGGCAATTGCATGTACTCCACCTCCTGAAGTTGGGGACATATATTCAACAAAAACATGGACATTACCAGAAACCGTCATAGCTCCTGAAGTGTATAGTGCAACAGTATTAGCTGTAGTGGTTACATTTGATGCCCATGGTGTAGCATTGTCAGTTGTACCAAAAATATTTTGACTACCCACTGAAATTACATTACTACCAGAGTTGATACTCCCCGCTTGGGAACCACCATTTACATCGAGTAATATTGTACTGACATGCTCATTTCTATCAACAAGGGTAGCTGTAATTTTTGCGTGGAATATATTGGAAGTAAAGTGGATGTTTGTTGTGGGAGATACACTCGCAGGCATACTATTCGATAGACTGTATGTCTTTCTCCCCAGACCCCCAGTATTTGTAATGAGACCCCCAGTGACATAGGCGCGTTCCCCGACGTACACATCCTTCGCAATACCGACACCACCAGCTGCCTTGAGAGCACCTGTAGTTGATGATGTCGCCTCCGTTGCATCTGTTAGGGTCACCACACCATCTAGGGTGGCGGCGGCTCCGAATAGGGGACCTGACACCCCTGCACCACCTGCTACAATTAAGGAACCAGTGGTTTTAGAAGACGATGTGGTAGTATCATGCACCTTGGCAACACCCCCAATGTGTAAGTTTTCTTGGGTACTGATACCACCAGCAACCTTGAGAGCACCTGTTGTAGCCGAAGTTGAAGTAGTATCGTCTGCTAATGTCACCACACCAGAGGCGTTTAGGGTAGTCATAGCCGCTGCATTAGACCCAGCTAGAGTACCATATACATTGGTACCTGAGATGGTAGCACCCTTCACCATACCGGAGGCTGTTAGGGTAGTTACGGCTGCTGTATTAGCCCCAGCTAGGGTACCGTATACATTTGTCCCTGAAATAGTAGCACCCTTTACCATAGCAGAGGCAGTTAGGGTAGTCACAGCTGCTGTATTAGCTCCAGCTAGGGTACCGTATA